TTTAATGGGTAATGGAGGATGTTGTTTTGCAGGGGCAGGACATTTGATCGAACTAAAACAGCAGTTCCCGGATTTGGAAGATATTGATTTGAATAATATATGATTAATTTAGAACAAATAATATTAAACGTTTTAAAAGAAGAAACCACTGCTGCAGGGGCTTTAGGAGATCCGGCTGGAGGTACTTCGCAATTTTCTAGTGATTTTTATGCTCCAGGAGATAACAGAATACCCTATTCAATTTATGGTAAGGGTGGGGTTATGACTCGTAAGGGCTTAATTAAAGGTAAGAAAAAACGTAAAAAGAAAAAACGTAAAAAGAAAAAATGATGGATACCGGGCATTGGATAATTAACGAAGATGTTTATTTGTTTGAGAATATGTTTGGTTTTATTTACGAAATAACTAATAAAGTCAGTGGTAAAAAATATATTGGTAAAAAGCAATGTTCTCGAAGAATAAAGCGCAAACCCTTAAAGGGTAAATCTCGCAATAGAATAGATCGCAAAGAATCAGACTGGAAGACCTATACATCATCTTCAAAAGAATTAAACGATGATATTCAAAAACACGGTATAGAAAACTTTGAATTTAAGATTATTAAAATTTGTGGCTCAAAATGGGAACTCGGTTATGAAGAAATTAAAGAACAAATAGCACGAGATGTTCTTCGAAGAGATGATTACTATAACGGAATTATTAATGTCCGAATAGGGACTCCTCCTAAAACTCTATTAAATAAGTAATATGACAAGAGTTAGCAGGTGTGTGTTTTGTAATTCTACAGCTTACGGAAAAGGTTGTAGGTTTGGTCCAAAAGGACATCATTTTCATCCTGATGACCCTAAAAAATGTTCATGGTGCGGCTCTACAAGTTTTGGAATTGGTTGTAAATTAAATCCAAACGGTAATACTCATGTTCACGGAATTGACTATAACCCTATGTTAAAAGAAACTCTTAAAAATAATTTCTTATTAAAAGAATTGAATAGACCTATTACCGAATTTGCTGCTTATAAACTCAAAATAATAGATGACAATGGATCTAAAATAAAAGAACCTATATCTGAAGAAGAAAAACATTCATACACATCTGCAGTACAGACCATTTTAAAAATTAAAAAATACCTTGGATCAAAAATAGATTTAATAAACCATTCTATGGTTCTTGAACAAGAATCAAAGATGCAATACAATAAAGAAAATCATTTAAAATTGCTTGCACTCGAACAAAAAATATCTGATATTTACGAAGATTTAAGCAGAACTATTGACACTGCTTTAACAGATGGCTTATCATTAGAACAAATTAGCGCAATTTTGCAAAAGTAATGTACAAGGAATTTCCAGGTAGTCGGGTCTGTGCTATTGATTATTATCCTTGTTTTTTAGATGCTTTAAAGGATGTATATAGCTTCTGTAAAAAATACTCCATACCCTTTAAAACTGAAGGTAAGGGTTCTAAAGATATACAAAAATTTTTCTATCATTATTGTTTAGAGAAGTTATGTTCGGAGTATAAAAACTGTAAGAGTAAATACCCTAAGGCTTACGTTGTTTATTCCTTACCTAAAAAAGTTATCTTTAGTGAAAATAACTTACAACAGATATTAAACGTGCTCCCAGTACCGTGGGTTAAATGCTCTTCATTCGATTCACCAGATGTAGAAATGGCTGTTACGCGAGTTATTAATTCAAAAAAACATAATAACTCTAAACTCTTAAAGTTCACGGATAAGCACGCTTTATATAATTTTCTTAAAGATTTTAAAAAATCTAAGACTTTTTCTCTTGGAACAGTTGATTTATCCCTAAAACCTGAATAAAGGTATTAAAAGATTTGTAAGCCCTTCGCCAAATGACGTTAAAAGCTTCCGGAATGAATAAATAAAACATATGAGTAAATTCGATGATATTTTAAATAAGTTGACAGAAGAAATGCCCAATCTAGCAACTACTTCTACTTTAAATCCGCAATCACAGCAACCAAACACACAACAAGTTGCTATACAGCAGGCTGCTAAATTGTTAAATATGGACCCAAAAGCTTTAGAGCAAATATTAGCTGCACAACAGCAAAATCAAAAACCTGCCGGGCAAGTTCAAACAAACCCCTCTACTCAGCAAGCTCAAACAAATACTATTAAAGGGGTCTAATTTTGTTGTTTATTTGTTAACGCTTAAATAATAAAGCGTTATGTTAAATCAGGCTTTTAACAGCTTTTACCGAGATAGTACTAACAAATACTTTGTTCTTGAACAGCGAGAAGGTATTATCAAACATCTTACCCATCTCGAAGAATACATTTTAACTCAGCAAAAAGAAGGTTTACGTATTGCTGTAGAATTTATTACCGCATTATCCGACTCTTTTAATAGTAATGTTGATTCTGGTGTCACTACTACAGTTAAATACGACGGTGCACCAGCTATTATTTGCGGTTATAATCCTGAAAATAATAAGTTTTTTGTAGGTTTAAAAAGTGCAGATGCTAAAGTGCCAAAAATAGCTTATACAGTACAAGACGTACAAATAAATTACGGGCAAAACCCTGGCTTAGCAGAGAAAATGAAACTTGCTTTACTTTATTTACCAAAAGTAATAAAAGGAAACATATATCAATGTGATTTTATGTTTGACAAAGCTACCCTTAAAGAAATAGAATTTCAAGGTGAAAGGCTTATAGCCTTTAAGCCAAATACTGTTACCTATGCCGTAGAAGCTAATTCTGAGATTGGTAACAGAGTCAAAAATGCTCAAATTGGTGTTGTGTTTCACACACGCTATACCGGTAATGCATTACAGCAATTAGCAAAATCTGCTGACGTTAATGTATCTGAATTCAATCAAGTACCAGAGGTTTGGTTTGATGATGCAAAATTTAAAGATGTTTCTGGTATTGCCACACTAACTAATGATGAAAAAACAAATATTGAAGAATTACTAAAATCTATACAAAAAACATCTAACGTTATGGATTGGACGTCATTACCTAATAGTGTTTACGCTTTGATTAACATTTTTATTAATACGTTAATACGTCAATATAGGTTTGTTGATGACCCTGAAGAATCATTTAACGGTTTTATTGAGTGGTATAAAATAAGATTAGATAAAGAAATTAAAAAAATTGAAAGCGAAAAAATTGAAATAGAGAAAAGCGATGACAAAAAAAGAGAAATTAAAATTAAAAGAAAAGATGTTCAAATAGCAAACAGAACAGAGGCTAAAAACAAAGCTATACAACTTATTAATGACAATAAAATAGCTATGTTAAATATTTTTAACCTCACTAAAAAAATTGCTGAAATTAAAAAAATTTTTATAGACAAATATAGTGCTGCCATTAAAACAAAACAGTTTTTAGCTCAGCCTGATGGTACCCTTAAAGTTACACCTGGTGAAGGTTTTGTAGCTATCGATAAGTCGGGTAATATGGTTAAATTAATTGATAGATTGGAATTTTCTCGCGCTAACTGGGCAGTTTCAAAGGAGGAAAAATTTAAATGATAGCCTTTAGTCGTTTTTTTACCGAACAAACAAAAGAAAAAATAGCGGTTTTTTCATACGGACGTTACAATCCACCTACTACCGGTCACCAGCTTTTAATCGATAAACTTGTAGAGGTAGCTAAACAAAAAAACGGAGATGCATTTTTAATACCTACCCATACTATAGACAAGAAAAAGAACCCGCTAACACTTGAAGAAAAAACATATGTTCTTGAACAAATGTGTGATAATGTTAAAATTTTAAAAACCGGTAAAACATTTGTAGAGGCTTTAAAAGAATTACAAAATCGTGGCTACACTAGTGTATATCAAATAGCTGGAAGTGATAGAATACCTGAATTTACTCATATTATTAAGACCTACAATAATAAACCAAATAAAGTAGGAGAAATACCATTTTCATTTGCCAATTATGAGTTAATTTCTTCTGGCGAAAGAGATCCTGATTCAGAGACTGTAGAGGGTATGAGTGCATCTAAATTACGTAGCCTCGCAATTAACGGAGATTTAAATGCATTTGTTAACGGTATGTCACCTCGTGTTGATTCAAATTTAAAACACGACGTTTATAATATAATAAGAAAAAGAATGATTTAAAGTTGAAAAAACTTTTATAGCTCATATAATGCACTATATGAAAAGTAGTACCCTATCTTTAGACTTAAAACAAGAAGAAGCGAATATTTTATTGGAGACCCTTTTATTTGCATCGTCCGTAAATATAGGTGCTGATTGGTCGGAAAAAGAAATCAATAAAATGGTAAACCTATCAAAAAAAATTAAAAAACAACTCAACGGATTAACGGATTTAAAACATCTAACTTTTTATCAAGAAGAAAATTACGGGGATGAATGGACACAATCAGTTTTTAACTTCTTTAAGGATGATATAAACGTAATACCTCTACAACAAGCTTAATGAATACATTTAGTTCTACAAAAATTATTGAGTTAGGTTCATGTGCCTTTCGTCAATGGAAAGCTGCTGGTACTCACTGCAGATATGTACACGGTTACAGATTAATGGCTAAATTCTGGTTTGGAAGTAATAAACTTGATGAAAGAAACTGGGTAGTCAATTTTGGAGGTTTAAAAGATGTTAAAGCAATGCTTCAAGAACAATTTGATCACACACTTTGTGTAGCTCAAGATGACCCCTTACTACCTTTTTTCCAGCAACTACATGCCACGGGGGGATGTCAATTAAGAATAATGGACGGAGTGGGTATTGAAAAAACGGCAGAGTGGTGCTATAATGCTGTTAACCCTATAATAGAAGCTACAACAGACGGTAGATGTTGGCTGCAAAAAGTAGAAGTTTGGGAACACGAATTAAATAGTGCAATATATGAAAGACCAGCTTGAAATAGTTAATACATCATTTGAAAAAGTCATTTCTAAAAATGAGTATAAAGGTTTTTGGGGCGGCTTATGGCAATTTTTAACTGTTGTAGCAGTTTTAATATTTTGTGGTTTTTATTTACTTTTTTTAAACCCGCTCGGTTGGATTTCACTTATAATACTTACTTGTTTATATAAAATTTTTTTAGGATTTTAAAATATGATTAATATAGAAAAAGAAACATTATTTTTATCGGACGATTTGGTATTTTATACCATTGAAGGAGAAGGAGAATTTATAGGTCAACCATCTGTGTTTATGCGTATGTCTATGTGCAACTTAACTTGTATAGGCTTTGCATCAAAAGATTCCCCTAACGGATGTGATTCGTTTGTATCATGGTCTGTAAAAAACAAAAAAACATTCGCTGAAGTTTTTAAACTTATGGAAGATAGTAATTACATTGAACATCTTCGATATAAGGCTATTTTAAAACTAACAGGTGGAGAGCCACTTATTCAAGAAAAACAATTATTAAAGTTCATTGAAGCATTTAAAGATAGATATCATTTTATACCTCGCATAGACTTTGAAACAAACGCTACTTTAATACCATCAGACCGCTGGCAAAACGAATTTAGGGCCACCTTTACCACATCTCCAAAGTTATCTTCAAATGGTGATCCAGAAGAAAAAACATACAAGCCCGATGTGCTTCGCTGGCATGTAGATCACAATTCTGGGTTTAAATTTGTTATAACTTCAGATAAAGATATAGAAGAAGTATGGCGTAAATATGTAAACGATTATGAAGGTATAAATGTGCCTTTAAATCGTATTTGGTTTATGCCTTGTTGTGGTTCTCGAGAAGAACATATTGAAAAAAGCGCTGCTGTAGCTGAATATGCTAAAGCTATGCATGTAAATTTTTCACCAAGATTACAGTTGGTGATTTGGGATAAAGCCCTTAAGGTATAATAATGAAAATAGCTTTTATTGGTACACAGTGTAATGGCAAATCGACGCTCATTAAAGAGTTTCGCGAAAAATGGCCGATGTATAAACAACCCGAAAAAACTTACAGAGATTTAATTAAAGAAAAAAAAGTTAAAAACAATAAAAATGGCA